AGGCTGCTGAGCCCGCCAAGCCCCTGCAGGGCTGCGAAGACATTCTCGAAGGCCGAGGCGTCAGCTCCGCCGCCGAAGGGCTGCAAGATCGTCTGCCACCAGTTAGAGTCGCCTGCCATAGTGCTTCCTGCGGATGTAGCTGCGTTGCCGATGGTGCCGCCCAGCATTGCCGGAGCTGTGGCAGCGGCTGCGCCAGTGCCCGTTGCGGCCAGGGTGCCTGCGCTCGGCACTGCCATTCCTGGCAGCGCGGCGGAGCCGGAGATTGGAGCGATCGAGGGCGCTGTGACGCCCGTCAGCGCCTCTGTGCCCGTGAAGGGATTGGTAGCCGTCGGGGTGTTGAGGTAGCTGCCGGCCAGGGCGCCGCCACCGACGAGCGTGCCAACCTTGGCGATGCCCTGGAGCACGCGCGTCTGCGAGTTATCCTGCCACTGGTTGATCTCGTTCGGGTCGCTCGAGATGAACGTCGGGCTGTTGTCGCCGAAGCCGAAGAACGGGTTCGCGTTCGGGTCGTTCTGAATCATCCCGCCTTCCGCCCGCGCTACATCGCCGCCGATGTAGCTCTGGTTCGGGTCGAGCATCGTGAACGAGGGAGCCGTGTTCGGGTCGTAGTTAGGGTCCGTCGCCGCCTGCTGCAACTGCGTGTCGTAGGCCGCGTTGTAATCGGGGCTGCCTGATTCAGTCCATTTGCCGGTGAGGGGATTGTAGTAGCCCATCAGGTTTCCTTAGAAGACGAACTCAACGTCGCGGTCTTGACCGTTGATCGTTTCCCAGTCAAGGGTTGCAAGGTCAGGCGTGGTGGTGCTGTTCCAGAAAAGAGCGCCGAAGCTGCTGCTCGCGTCAGTGAATAGCAGGTCAATCGTCGTCATGTCAGCCTTTGTCACGCGCAGTGCCGTGGCGCCTGAGGGCCAGGTCGTCACGCCCGCTTCCATATGGAAGCGGTACGCTGGTGAGACGCCTGTAACTTCGTAGTAGAGTCCTACTTGCTCTTCACCAAGTACTTCCCACGGATCCGGGTCGATAGCGCCGAAGAGATCAAACGCTGACCAGCCGTAGAAGTCGGCCAGGTTGCCGATAGTGATGGTGGCCGGGGTGGGAGCGGCGGTAACGGTGAACGGCAAGGCGTTGCTCTCCTGCGTGCCTGGATGCGGCGGCAGCGGGTTGACGACGGTGATGTCGAAGACGCCAGCCGTCTCGGTGCGTACAGACGGCACTGCCGCCACAGTGAGCGTGGTCGGGCCGTTGTAGATCGTGGTGAGCAGCGTGGCCCCCCAGTAGATCTTCGACTGCGGGATGAAGCCGGTGCCGTAGACCGCAAAGGCAAACGCGCCCTGATCCTCTTCCAACGTCGAGGGGTCGATCGACGTAATGACCGGCGTCGGGTAGTCCTGCCCGAAGCCGAGCGAGGTGTACCCGCCGCTGTTGCCGCTAGGGCCGGAGGCGCCCGGAGCCTCGCCGAGGCTCTGGCTCTCGACGTCATGCGAGAAGGCAATGCGGCCGGGCTTGTAGTGCGACATGAACTGCGCAATGGCCTTGCCGCCGAAGCTAGTGTCAGTGACGGCGAACTTGTAGTTCTGTCCGTCGACATCCCCGACCGGATCGAAGATCAGCCGCGTCGGGCTGCCGTTGCGCGCGGCCGCGGTCTCCGTGGAAAGCGAGACAGCGTAGTCGGTGCCCCACTTGAACGTCGTGGTCGACGTGCGGCCGGCCGGGTTCAGTATCATGATCTGCACGAACTTCAGCGTCTTGTTGATGTGCGCGAGCTCAAGCTGCTCCCAGTGAATCCAGCCGGTCTCGTAGGAGACGGCTATGTCGGTGGAGGTCGCATCCAGCACCCCGACGGGGTCGTAGGTGTTGATGTGATTGCTGCTGCCGCCGATGAAGTAGACGGTGCCGCCGCGCTTCTGCACTGCGTGCCGGAAGTTCGTCAGCACGCTCGTGTCCCAGAGCATGATCGGCACGAGCGGGCGATTCTTCTCGTCTGAGGTCGTCGACTCCATGTGGAAGACGAACACGTCCTCGACAGAGCCGTTGTTGTGGATCAGCAGATACTGCCCAGTCGTGGCTATGTGGCAGCCGGTGAAGCCGCGCACGTCTGTGGCGGGCGAGGACTGCGCGTTGAGCTCGGTCTTCAGGTCCGTCGTCAGACGGTCAGCCACCTGCCAAGAGATCGTGCTGAGCGGGTTGTCCTTGCTCTGCACCACGCGGGCGAGGGACTGCAGGCCGACTTCCGACAGGAAGACGAGGTCGCCCTCGCCTACCGCGACGACAGTGTCTCGAGCCACGCAGCCGGTGCCCTCGATCACGTCCACGACGTACATCGTATCCGGATCGACGCCGAGCGTGCTGCCTGCGCCGTCCGTGTAGAAGACGATGTGCTTGCGGCCGAAGATGACGAGATTGGCGCCGATGGACGATATGGCCGTGACGTAGTCCAGGCCCTGCGTCCATACGTTGCGCATGTCGATACTGCCGGCGCCGCTGGCCGTAGCCCACTGCGTCTCGTCGAGTAGCCCGGAGAAGCGCACCGTCTGCTTGTCGTCGTCGACTGCCCAGACGCGACCAAAGGCCGCGTGCGCTACGTCGCCGTCGGGCAGCGTGCCGCCGTCGGAGACGGAGATGTTGGCGAAGTCGCCGGAGCCAGACCAGACGATCGGCGTATGCGCCGCCTGCCAGCCCAGCACCTTGCCGTTGAAGTTGATGAACTTCCAGAAGCCGTTGGTGGGCGTGCCGGTCGGCGTGATGTCGTTGCCGCCGGCGCCCAGGTCGCCCACGCCTTGCAGGATCTTCGTAGCCGTAGTCGAGACGATGATCTCAGTGCCGGCCGCGTTGATGTAGTTGTGGATGCGCAGCAGTTCGGCTGAAGCGGCGACCGACGTAGTCGGCGTGATCGAGCCGCGGCAGGCGATCTGATCGGAGTCGTTCAGCTGCAGGCTGTCCGTGACCGTAGCCCAGTTCGGGTGCAGGAGCTGATCTGCCTCTTGCAGATTGATGCCCCAGCGTCCCGGGGAGTTGAAGGCTACAGGAAATAACGGCATGTTAAATCGGGTACGACGTGTAGTCGCTGGCGATCTTCTCGCGATCGAGAGCTAGGTACAGCGCGTCCTGATACTCCCGCTCGATGGCGCCAGTCTCGCGACTGGCCTCCTGCCCGCGCTCCTCGATAGCCATGATCAGCGCCGACAGCCAGACTGGGCGCGACGGGATGGACAAGATGAACAGGTCCGTCGCAGTGCTCGGTATGCCCTCCTGCGGTATGACGAAGCGCAGCTTGATCGTGCGGCTGCCGCTCGGAGTCGGGTACAGCTTGATGGTCATGTTGTCCGCGTCGCGGGACAACGAGAAGTGCGTGGGCACAGCCGTCTCGTCGCTGTCCGTGAAGTGCAGCCGCTCCATCTGCTCCGGGCTGATCTCGATCAGCCGGTGCTCGGAAGCATCCGTCACATCGAAGACTTGCGGTAGGGAGCCTGCGACTCGGTCGCTGGACTCTGTCGTGTTCGACAGCTCGTCGGAGCTGCGCGCGGGGCGCTCGTAGAGCAGCCGAGCTCGGTCTCCAACGTCCACGTCAGCCGGGCCGGCGGACGTCAGCGCATACTCGACAGTGCCGGCAGACACCGTCAGCGTGACGGTAGTGCGCAGCGCGTGCCAGTCCCACTGCTCCTCGAGCCGCTCCTTGGCGACGTTGAGGAACTGCAACAGCAGCATGTGGTAGCTGTTGGTCGTGCTGTCGGTCGCGACGATGTCGCGCCGCAAGCCGCGAAGCACGTTATTCAGCAGTGTCTGTGCTGTCGCCATCGGCTTCCTTCAGGTTCGGATTCTTGGCTGCGTCGATCGTGAGCGCCAGCTTGCGCTGCAGCGAGGCTATAGCGAGAGCCTCGTTGCCCCGCAGCGACACGCGATCGCTGTTGAGCAAGTTCAGCAGTGTCTGGAAATCGGCAGTCGTCAGCATTATCGTTCCCTCCTAACAGGCTCAGACTCTTCAATCTCGCGAGCGGCGACGCGCACCTGCCGCTCGCTGGCGACGTCTGCTACAGCTAGCAGAGCATCGAGCTCCGCAATGCGCGCAACGGCCTTCTCGAGCTGCCGGCGCTCGTCTTTCCAAATGCGGATTCGCGCGTCGATCTCGACGCGCAGCTCTTTGGCAATCAGGTCTTCTGGTGTCATGCTGTTATCCAAGCGGCGCCGTTGTAGAACACAGGCACGACGACGGCGCCTCCGCCGACCGCCGCGACGCCATAGGCGGGAGCCAGTGCGTCGGTGACGTAGGCCGTCTCGCCGACGTTCGGCGTCAGGGCAGCGAGGCCGGCGACGGTATAGCCAAAGAGCCGGAACGTGCCGGCCACCATGTCCACGCCGGTCGCGCTCGTCGCGATGCGTGACGTGTTGTTGTGGTAGAACGTGCAAGCCCCGTCGTCCACGAACGTCGCCAGCGTCTCGCCCGTGCCGCTGATCGTGAACGTGCCGCTTGTCGATATATCGTGATTGACGCCATCGACATCCAGCGTGCCGTTGAAGTCGAACGTCGTGGCGTTGAGCTCGACCTCGGTTACAGAAGTGCCTGAGCGCGTGATCTGCACAGCCACAGTTCCGAGCGCGTCCGCGTCGTCTACGGTATATAGTCGAAAGACGTTGCCGTTATTGGCTGTGCGAAATTGCCACTTAGCCTCGTTTGCGGCAGCGCCGGACGAATCGTAGAACGTCAGCCGAGGGTCTGAGGAGTTCTGGATGTCCAAATGGGAAAGGGCTGTTATGAGCCCTGAAGCAGACAACGTGCCTGTGACTGCGAGCCCGGTCGTCGCGATGTTCAGCTCGTTGGCACCCGCTACGCCGATGCCGA